GATTCAGCTCAGACGCTAGTGAGTGATCAGATCACTCCAGCTCCAACCGCGAATAATGACTTTTCTGCCTTCAAAATATGAAAAAGGCACCCCGACCGCGGCTCGACTAAAAATAAACATGTACAAAGAGGCAATTTTGTGGTAGAATAGGACCAGAATCAGCATGGTTAGAGTAACAGGATCGGGTAAAAGCAAACGGGCAATGGTTAATTCCATAGCCGAGTATTGCATAGGTAAACTAATGCCTAGGCTTGAAGGAAAGCTAAATATCGATATCAAACTAATCCCGCGCCTCATCGAAAATAAACAAATGGCAGGCGATTGTGTGTGGGAAGATGAAATCCGTGAACGGCCTCGCAACTTTTCTATAAGGGTTGACTCTACTCAAGGCCTCCAGGCGATGTTAGAAACAGTCTCTCACGAAATGGTTCATGTTAAACAATACGCCAGGGGTGAGTTAAAAGATTTGGCAAGATCGGCTCATTGTTGTAAATGGAAAGGTAAAAAGGTTAATTTCAATTCTACGCACTATTATGACCAACCATGGGAGATTGAAGCCCACGGCAGAGAACGCGGATTGTTCATCCGCTGGTTTGTTAAAAGCGCCTGGAAAAACTGCCATTGGGTAGAATATTGAAAGATGTTTTTTGTATAAATAGAAATACAGCAAATTAATTTAATGGGAAATATGATCAACTTAAAATCCTTCGCCGCATTTTTAAACGAAGCCACAAGGGCCCCACAGGACGAAGAAGAAAAAACACTGTATGCCTTTATGGAAGAGCTGGATTCGGTTGTTGCTCATATCAAGGTAGAAGATATTGGTATAAACACCAAAACGAATTCAAAAACAGTTCACATTGATAATTATTTGGATGGAGCGAAAAGACACGCATATGTTTCAGCTGCATCAGATCACATAAAAAATCATAAAGAATACACATTAGATAAAGTTGCCAGTGGCAGAGCAACAAAAGAATTCGCGTTTATTTCACCAGATAGTGGAAGACGGGTGCTTGTAAAATGTCGACCTCAAGGAGGATTTAAATCTGATGGTGATCCTAATGAATTGTTTGCTTCTGCGTTAATGTTATTGCCGAAAATTGAAACACCAACTAATGATGCTGAAATGGACGAAATCATTGAACAAGTAAAAAAGTTGGTAGATGGCGGTAATGTTATAGGTCATACACCAGGTCAGGTTGCTGGAATGGATAAAAACTACGGAAAATTGTGTTCAGCAATTTCTGCTGCGCAATCGATTCCTACAAAATACTTAAACGCTGATAAAGTATATTTGACGGGTCAAGCTTGGGATAAAGATGTTAAGCAGTTTCAAAGGACAAAGTACGGAATGAAAGATTTTAATTCTTCTGACTTTATTATTAAAAAAGGTAATAATTATTTAGGTGTATCGTTGAAAGAAAAGAGCCTTGCGACTACTGGAGATCCTACATTAATTAATAAATCATTTGCTTCAATGTTAGCAGCATTCTCAACTCAAGCCGACTCAAAATTTGGTAACTTAAAAAATAAATTGGAAGAGCAAATCGCGATTTTTTATAGTGCTGTTATTATTCGGAATTATGCCAAATTGAACACGCAAACCCAGGAAGAACTAAAGGCAATCGTCAAATTGCCTTTAAGAAAACAAATGGATTTTTTGGTTGGTTCTGATAAAAAGCGCCCCTGGAAACAATTTGTAAGAGGCTTAGATAATAAAATAATCAATTCATCTTTAACTTCACAAAAAAGTGTACTGATTAAAATGGATAATATTTTATTAGATAATTCAGATTTATTTGCAGAGTCTTTGGTTCAACTAATTTTTAAAGCAGAGCTCAAAGATTTGCAAAAGGTAAACTTTGACTTTGCACTTGTAACTGGAATCGGCCAATATTTGCAAAAGGGCCCTCAAATTTCAAAGGGAGACTACAAAGATATTGATACAATGACAAGCGTTTTAGAAAACGTATTTTCGTCTGGTCCAGCAAAAATAATAAGAGATCCAAAAAAGAAGCAAGCATTTGACCCGGGAGCAACCGCCGCGAATTTAAATTATATTTTAGTAATAGGTGAAATATCTGTTATGCGAATACAACTACGGTATAAAGGAAATTTTGGATCTGCACCTTCATTCCAGGCAGGAATGACTAAAGAATTTAAAGGACTATTTAATTAATGAAATCATTTAAAGAGCATCTTAGCGATAGCATAACTGAAGCGTCAAAGGCTGGGAAAAACACCCACATGACACACATTGAAGACCGCGTTATCTACGGCGGAGTTAAAGGAGCTCGCGAGGCAATCTTTGCCTTACGGTCTTTAAGAGACATGCTAGCTGGTAAAGCAAGCGCATCAACCAACGTTACAGAAAAATGGGACGGGGCACCTGCGGTATTTGCAGGTGTTGATCCAACTGATGGAAAGTTCTTTGTAGCAAAAAAAGGCATTTTTAATAAGGATCCAATGGTTTATAAGTCAGAGGCTGATGTCCGAAACGACACATCAGGTGACCTAGCAGACAAATTGGTGATAGCATTCAACGAACTTAAAGATCTTGGTATTAAGAATGTTATTCAGGGAGATATCATGTTTACAAAAGGCGATGTTGAGGCTGAAACGATTGACGGCAAGAAATACATTACGTTTCAGCCTAACACCCTTGTGTATGCAGTTCCTGCCGATTCTAAATTAGCAAAAACCATTGGTAAAGCGAATCTGGGAGTTGTGTGGCATACAACGTATAAAGGAAAGGATTTTGAGTCGCTGAGCGCATCTTACGGTGTGGATATTTCCAATCTTAAGAAGAAAGCAAGTGTTTGGCAACAGGCCGCAGATCTTAAAAACTTGTCTGGAACAGCTACTCTCACGAAAGCAGATACTGATGAAGTTACTCAGCAGCTCTCGAAAGCAGGTAAGATCTTTCAACAGATTAAATCGACGACTCTCAACGAGTTAGAGAATACACCATCTCTCGCAACTAAGATTGAGACTTTCGGCAACACCTTCGTCCGGAAAGGAGAGCGGATTGGCAATACCACTAAACACGTGAATGACCTAATTGCGTGGTTCGACACAAAGTACAAAAAAGAGTACGACAAGCGTAAAAGCGCCAAGGGTAAAGAAGCAGTGCTTAAAAAACATGAAGAAGAAATGCAATTCTTTTCTAAGAACAACCGCAAAAACTTAGATTTGATGTTCCAGCTGATGAACGCTATTGTTGATGCTAAATTAATCATTATAAATAAATTAGATAAACTGAAAGAGATCGATACATTTATTAGAACAAAACAGGGTTTTAAAGTAACAGGTTCAGAAGGATTTGTTGCAATCGATTATAATACTAATGGCGCAGTTAAACTAGTCGATCGATTAGAATTTTCTACAAATAATTTTTCAGCAGACGTAATAAAAGGTTGGGAACGATGAACGAATCAAATAAAAAAACGATCAAAGGCTTTAAAGAGTTTAATGAAGAAAGCATAAATGCCGTAGCATTTACTTTCGGCCGCTTTAACCCTCCTACAGTTGGCCACGGTAAACTTATAAAAAAGGTCGCGGCAACTGCAGTCGGAAATCAGTATCGTATATACGCATCTCAATCTAACGATGCTAAAAAGAATCCTCTTGTGTATAAAGAAAAAATTCGTGTTATGCGGAAGATGTTTCCTAAGCACGGCCGCAATATTATCGAGGATAAGAATGGTAAGAATATTCTTGATATAGCGTCACTCCTCCACGATCAGGGTTTCACCCGCATCACACTGGTTGTTGGTTCTGACCGTATTTCTGAATTTCAAAAACTGCTTAAGAAATATAACGGCACAAAAGCCCGTCACGGATTTTATGATTTCAAAGATGGCATAGAAGTTGTCTCGGCCGGCGAGCGTGACCCCGATGCCGAAGGTGTTGAGGGAATGAGCGCGTCTAAGATGAGAGCAGCTGCTCTTGAAGGCGACTTTAAAGCGTTCAGCGCTGGATTGCCAAAAGAGTATGGAGAGGACATGATACTTTTCAACCTAATTCGAAAGAGGATGGGTTTGAAAGAAATGGTCAGCTTTCGCAAACATGTTCAACTACCAAGTCTCTCAGAAAAACGAGAGCGGTATATCTCAGGCGACATTTTCAATGTAGGAGATAAAGCATCTACAGAATCTGGTGACATGATCACTATCAAAGACCGCAAGTCAAATTATGTTATCGATTCAGATAACAAAAAACACTTTATCGAAAAACTTGATCATAAGATCTCGTTACCAATCTCTATAGGTTTGGAAACTAAGTAGATTATAAATAACACTATTCTAATGTCAGACACAAATCGGGGAGATAACCATAGACTAGACCGCATTGAGGAGAAGATCGATAAGATGACTGAAGCAGTTATCGCTTTAGCTAGAGCTGAAGAAAAAATCGTGAACCTCGATGAGACAACGCGAATGATTCTGCAAAAAATGGTCGATCAAGATGACAGATTGCGCAAAGTTGAGGATATACAGCACGAAAATGAATCAACTATTACTGCTATTAAGTCTATTGTGTGGACTGCGGTATCAGCATTAATAACTGCAGGGGCCGGCGTCATCGTGTGGATATTCACCGGATCAACAGAACAATAAGATGGTATCATTTAAACA